GTCGTTATAGCGAAAAACTATTAGAGCAATACCGTTATCTTTACAGTATTCAACTTTCTTTTCATCTCTCTTTTGGGCTTCTTCAAACTCATATTTAGATTCAAAAAATCTACTAGTGTAAAAAAAATGTTGACGTCCATGATATTCTGCCGCCAGCTTATACGAGGGACAGTAAACATCAAATCTTAGTCTATCGTCAATGTGATATTCATTTACTATTTCTTCACCTGGAAGAATCTTTTGCATGATCTGAGTTAGAGCTGTCTGACCTCTAGACATTTTTTTTCTAGATTCTTTGAACCAAGACAAACCTAATTGATTTATCTTTTTGTTGACTTCATTAACTGAAACATCTAGCTCTCTAGCTATTGCACTAATTGATAAGCTTGTCTCTAGTAAGAGATCAATTAAAAACTGTACATCATCTTCTTCTAGTTTATTCTTTTTATCTTTCATGCTACTGGCTGAGGATATGTAACCTTGCTCAAACTAAGTGTTTTGCCAAAATCTATGGTTGACATATTTAAGTTGTCCCATATTTTTGACATTAAAGCTAGACCTAATACTCCACAGTCCATAATGCAATAGTCAACTCCGCCTTCAAACTCTGCGAGTTGTGCATATATGCTATCAATTTTTTCATAATAATTAGTATAAGCTACGTTGATGATGTGAGTATTGTTTCCAAAGTGTTTTTGAATTATCTTTTTATCATGAAAAGTAATAACAACACTAGGTGTATTCTTAATATAATAATTGACTGTTGAATTATATATCTCTTTATTATTCATGTAATAATATTCAAAGATATTAGAATAGTAATACTCTCCATTTTTGTGGAGGCCTATCTTGTAATGCTTGCCGTCTTCAATGTCAGATACTAGCGAATGCGAAATTGCTTTCATTACATTTGGATCTGTATTCTTCAATGATGAAACTACGTTTTTTGCAAAATGACTTGGAAAAGAATTGTCCGAGTTTTTGCTTAAGGCAATTATTGCTGATTTTGGAACATTGATGTATGAAAATTTTTTCTTCTTTTCCATAGCAGATGTTAAGTTGATGATGGACTGTGCTTGATTTAAGAATGTCATATTTTCCTATTAAATTCCAAACGTTCCCCAGTCAATTAAGACTGGGTTAGTGTCCAATATTGAGTTGATATGGCTAAGGTTATGAAACTCTCCACCATCTATTTCTGTATATCTTTCATGCTTTATCTGCTTATCTTGATCTAAGATGTAACCTAGATGTTGCATTACTAGCTTAGAGTCTTTCCAAAAATTACCTTGTCTCATCCAGTCAGCTACATAGGTAGGTTCCGAACCGCAAGCCAGTTTTCTATTTGCAAATCCGCCACCCTCTACAAATCTAAAAATTCTAGAACTATTATTTGGCGCCCAAAGCTTGTCTACTCGATACTGGTTTTCATTCCACATATGATAAAATCTTACATTAACTACATCCTGCGGAGATTGACCTAGTACTGTTCTGATGTCAATATTTTCCAAGTGAAAAAGTTTTTCATCACAATCAATTGCAATAATCCAATCACCTTTTTTGGCGAACTTTTCCATATTGCCCCAGGCATATGCTCGAAGCTTACCTTCGTGAACTTTAAATAGTGGCTCTGGCGACTGAAAAACTTCTGCGTACTTTGCAGCTATTTCAGGAGTATTATCAGTAGAGCAGTCGTCTGTGAAAATAATTTTGTCAACTTGACTGCTAAGTTTTTGAAGAACATCTTCTAAGAATCTAGAAGATTCATTGCGGCCTATCATTTGTGCATAAATCATTATTGTCCTAAGGGTAAAAAAGATTGAGGGGAGAGACCCCCCCTCAATCTAAATTGAATATGATACGAAGGTTATTTCAGTTAACTAGTTGTTCGCGAGCTTCAATAGCAGAAATTCGCTCGATCTCTACATCGCTGCAGATGAGTTCTCCGGAAATACCAGAAGTACGACGACCGTTGCTCATTGCAATTTTTTGAGCTTCAGCCTTATTGTTTGCCTTGACTACTGATGTTGTTGTTACTGTGAAATACTTGAACTTATTTTCTGACATTTTAGTCCTTTCTAGACTAATTTGATGGATAATTGACTGCGATATATTCTATCGCATCTTGCATTGATGGTGCAAGCTTTGTTGCCATGTATTTTAGATAGACTCTATTCTTATTGGAGTCACAGCAAAAAACTACTGCTGGTTGATTATTGAATTTAGCCCAAGCTAACTCAAAGTCAGTACCTATATACGCGCGATCTTGTAACATATATTCTACCAGAATGATATCTGCTCTGCGTTGCATGAACAAATTTTTCTCAACAATTTCTTCTGGTTCTTGATAGCCTACATCTACAATACTAGTTGGATCCAATACGTCGTAGCCTGCAAGGTGTAATCCTTTTGTTGCGGACTTGCGCCAAAAGCGACCATACTCTTCAACGCCCTCAATTGCTCCGGAAAGAAATACTTTAAGAGGCATATGCTACTCCTGGCCAATAGTATTCTAAATCAATTGGTTCATCGAAATATTGTGAATAGTATGAAAAATCTTTACGAAGAAGATTTGACCTATGCGATCTATGGAACTCTTCATTTCCAAACCATGCTGGCATGACTACTGAGTTTGGCTCTATCTCCTCAAAGGACATATTATTTTTATATCCTCTACGGGACCATTCGCGGATAGTCATATTCTGATACAACTTTAAAGCGGATTCATAACCAGTCCACATTAATGTGACCGGATGATTTCGCCAGCCTTTTGTAGGCGTTCTTTCTAGCAGTATGTTAAGAACCTGATATGTTTCAACGCGCTGCTTTCCAAGACGACGGTAATCTAATGTTTCTACAGACTTTTTAAAATCTGCATATGGTAGAAATGTCTGCACTTTAGTCCTTTTTAAATTCAGTGAATGTTTTGTCGCCTATGCCAAAGTACTCTCTAGCTAGACCAGATGCTATTATAGCATCATTTAGGCACTCTCCGGCTGCATTCCATACTCGAGCTAAAACTCTTCCGTACTTTTCATTCTTGTCAATAATAGTTTCTATCTTGACCTTGTGGCTAGCCGCTGTTAGCCACTGGTCGGTAAACTCTTTTGCTGCTAGACCCATTTTCTTTTCTTCTAGATTCGTAGTGCGACTCTCGGGGGTATTTACTCCATAAAGACGAACTCTACCCTTTTTCATGGTGTCAAATCCTAAGTCAATAACAATATCAAATGTATCGCCATCAACAACTTTTTTTACTTCTGCGTTATATATCCATGGATTTAATTTATCTGACATTTTAATCTCTCTCTATTCCGATATAATCGCATGCTTTGCGAAATATTGCTTGACTTGTTTTAAAGTGGGAATCTGCTTCGCCCCCAACGGTAGAAGACTTGTGCCAGCTATGACCAATGGAAACACTTCCATCATATACTACGTTGTAACCTAAGTGTCTTGCAAAATATGAACACCAAGTCTCTTCGTAATAGTGGGGAGTGGGGAGAAATGCTCCGTCTGCATCGGGATGCATTTCTTTATAGCCTGAGTGATTAGTCAGTGCGTTCCAAACTTCCCTACGAATAAAGTATGCTGAACCTGATACTGTGACGCATTGAACTCTATCCTTGTATAGAATATCTGCCGGGTCGTGCTCGCGCCATCCTCGATGTCGTGGTTGCGTATTTGTTCCAACAATTCCTGCGTGAGTTATATATCCGTTTTCGTCTCTTTGCTTAGGGCCTAAGATGTGGATATCTGGATTGTTGTTAAATATATTCTGAATATTAACTAGACTCTCACTCGATAACCATACGTCTGCATTTAATAAGCAGATTATATCTGCTTCCCCGTCTTTAGCTAATTGATTACATGCAGCTGAATATCCTATATTATTATTATTGTATACTTTATTAATCTTATATCTCTCGGAATTATACTTGAGCCACTCTGCACTGTCGTCTCTTGAGTCATTGTCTGCTATGTACAGATTCCATACTTTTTCATTTGCGTGCAAGTCATTATGCAGGCAGTCTAGAAACCTATTCAGTAAGGGCCTAGTGTTATAATTTACTACACATAAATCTATCAATTTAGTTCTCCGCTAAAAGTAATTGCCTCAAAAGCCATTTCCGGACTCATTCCAAAATCAATTAAACTAAAAAATTCTTGTTCAATACTTTCTAATTTATCTTCATTGAAAAACTCTTTAAATCTATTTAAATATTGATGTAGTGTTGGATTTTTTCTATGTTCTTCTGACATTTTTTTTGACCTATTCTGACCTAATGTGTATCCAATTGCAAGTAAGTTGACAATGAAAAATAGCTTATTACCACTCTTCATAGTCATCATCTATCGAATCAAAATGATTTTCCATAGCCTGCATTCTGACAGTGTCAGCTACTCTCCTAAAAGACTCTGCGTGCTCGTCTTCATTCTCACTAGCAAGATAATCATATGTTTCTGCTATGTGCATGGCCGTTTCATAATCTATCACTATGGCGGTTTCTCCGATTGATAGCTTAAGGCTTAACTTGTTTTTATTATTCTGCTTCTTTGACATTGCTTTCTTCCTTATTATTGACCCTATGTATTGCAAGGTTGTCAGTATCTGGCTCAAATGTTACAAAAAAAATATTCTTTTCATCTAAAGAATATCCTTCCGGGGGAGGACTATCTAGCGCTATCTTTTTAGAAGAACAGCCATAGACTTGACTATGGTTTTTATATACTACCAAATAATTTAGCTTAGATGCTGGCATGATCTGCCTCCAAAACCTCTATGGAACATTCGGATAAAAACTTCTTTACCTTAGACCATTCCTTGTAGGACTGATCTGATAAACAGTAAACTGTATCTACTGTTGAGTTAGCAATTAGTTTAGCACATGAGAAGCAGGGTGGTCCATTGATGTACATTTTTTTTGCTCTTGACGAGTAGTCAGAGTGTAACAGTGCATTTGCTTCTGCGTGAATTGCTATACAGTTATCATAGATGGAACCGTTTTCGGAACCTTGTGCTAGTCTCGGGCATCCGCCCTCATCGCAATGCTTTACCCCACTGGGGCCACCATTATAGCCAACTCCAACTATATGACCATATTCGTCTACTAAAATAGCAGCGTATTTTCTTTTTGCGCAAGTTGAAAATATCTTAGATATGGAACTACACAGCTCCATGTATTGTTTATCTTTTCTATTC